CTCAAATCCAATTCTTCTAATTTGATAATATTTTCTTGTCTGTGTAGTTTCAATTCTTCTCTAGCAATCTTTTGAACTTTTAAAGGCATTCCTGTTCTATCAGATACAAATGCTTTAATTACTGTTTGTTCGTCTTTCATAACCTGTACTAATTTAAACGTATCCATCATAGTCATTGCTACAAACATCGTAGTCATAATACCTATAATCATACCAAACGACTGTAAGCGAGTTTCTCTTTTATGTTTAACTAATATTTCGTTTTTTACTTGTTGTTCTTGTGATATCATTTTAAATCTTTACCCTTTAATAATGCTTGTAAATCAGCAGTAGAACCAACATATAAATTATTATTGGTCGTTGAGTTGCCTGATGGTTTTTCCCCTTTCATAATCTGTAGTTCTTTCTGCATCTTCAACAACTCCATCGTTGTATCTGTAACAGATTTAATTAACCCAGAAGCAACTTCGTATGCTCTTGGGTGTTCCATTTCTTTCGCAAGACTAATAATACCTTCTAGTGCTTCGTTTCCTTTATCTACTAGATTGTATAAATTATCTCTTGCGAATTCATAGTCATCGTCTAAATCGCCTGTCATAGCATTAGACACAACTTCTCTTTTAGGGACAATACCTCTTTCTTTATTTTCAGACATTGCTTTAGTTTCTTCTAAAACGATTTCTGCAGCCTCCATAATTTCTTCTGGATTTTCAAACTCCATAATGATATCACTCGAACCTAAAAGTTCATCGTCTAATTTTTCGTTCACTGTTTTCTTTGTCATAATATAATCTCACTGTTTACTCTACTGGCCACTTAACTTCACTCATAGTATCAACGTCTGTTGCGTCATCAGGGTTGTCAGGGTGTCCTGCTTCGACTTTAGTTGTCCACGGGTCATCAACATCTGATGTCATCGGGTTGACCGATTCTCTAACTTGTTCCATAATAGGAGAGTTTGAAAAATCAAAATCGCCATCTGCCCCAGCAAGTTTGTAATTAGTAATAATTTCTTTAATAATTTTAGCATCGGTAACAGGAGGATAAACCCAACCTTTCATTACAAAATCTAATGTCCAATTGACAATTCTGTGTTCGCCAAATTCACCTTCAAATTCATCAGTCATTGTGATTCCACCGAGAACAATAGGAATATCACGTTCTATATTCAATGCTGGGATTTCTTCAATAACAACGTTAAAATCTGGTTGAAAGTAAGGAACGATTTGTTCAATAATTTGTAAACCATCGTCCATGTAATCTACATAAACATCTAATGTAAAGTTAAAATTATACGGTATCGGTGCATAAATCTTATGCATTTTAGTATCGTCTGAATCGTGTGCAAATGATAATTCGTTCATTTGATTCATAGAACGTGCAGGGTCTATCTCCATACCATTCATGATAAATCCCATTCTAGGGACTTGTCTATTCTTTTTAGAATCTTTAATCAATCTCGCCATATACTTCATTTGAGACTCATATGCGATAGGTACTTTAATATCTGTAACTAAAGTGCCGTCTGATTCTTTTCTTTGTACGTGAATGTTATTAAATACTGACGCAAATGCTACAATAAGTTTACGTGTAGTTCCATGATACCAAGTAGTTCCAAACATAATATTATCCTATTGTTCCGAATGGGTTCATTTCTTCGAAGTTTAATACATCGTCGTCTTCTACATCCCAATCTGGTGTGCCTAATTCGTTATTCAAATTAGATTTAATATCTGCTTCTAGTCCTTCTATCTCAGAATCAGCAACAACAATATCTTCATGACCATATTCCCAAGGTTTAAGGGTTAATTGCCATACGTGTTGAGGGCCATCTGGTGTAGGGTAGAACGAAGAATCGTTGCCTACGAACGATACTTGAAACAATGCCTCAAGGTCTCCAAAGTATAATAAGTCTCCAGCAATCGGCATATCGTCATCCGTTGCAACTGTTTGCTCTGCAAATGATTTCTTAGTAAAAGACACCTTCATTTCGTCTGTTACTTGAACACCGAATTTAGAATAGAAATCTCCAACATCACCGTAGTCTTGATATTCGTCTACGAGAATATTCAAAGTCCATACCGTATCAAAATGACTTGTTGGATCTTCTCCAAAAATTGGATCTAAGTTTTTATACTTACGTGGTAGATACTTAGCGGAGAATCCAATGGTTTCTACTATTTCTTCAACCATATCCTTAATCATTGTTGATTTGGACATATTGTCAAACATACCCATTTGATTAACCTACCAAAAAGTTAGTTGGCATTTCATACTCAAGCGAGAATTGTTCTTCTAATCTTAGAATTTCTTCGTTTGCTTCATCCCAGAGTTGTTGTCCATTAACAACGATTCCTCCAGGTAATGGCATTCCGTCAAATTGTTTCATATTTGAACCCCACTGCTTCTTAATAAGAGCAGTAGTGTACTTCTTCATCCACTCATCGTTATATACATCAAGAGCATAGCCAGCAGTTTCGTCTGGATTTAAACCAACAAAACCACGAAGCATCATTTTACTTCCTTCGTACCACAATGACCCAGCTGCTTCGCAAACTGACTCAGAAGAATATGCTGTCCAAGTTCCTGCACCAGCAGTACAAGTAGCATCAGTCGTAAACGCAACATCAGAACAAACACCTTTAACTTTACAAGATGGACCTAAGATTGTTCCAGAATGAGAATATAAACGATTGTTTGCTTTGTTGAATGTGAATGTTCTGTCTGGATTAAAGTAATCAGATATCATAGAAAGGTTCTGCATAGTCATTTCGTAGTATTGCATACTAACTTTAGTCATATCGAACATTTGGTCAAACATAATTTTATATCTAACATCACTCATTGCTTCTGAAGAATATCTTCCAGGTTCGTAAATGCGAGTAACGGCAATCACATCATCTGGCATAGTGATATACTGATTTGCTTCATCTGTAGCATCAAACGTGATAGTGATATACTTTTCTTCAACACCATCAAAATGTCGTTCTACGAATAATTGAACAGCATCGTCAATACGATCCATTGCCTGAGTATCGTCCACTTGTATTTCTACCTTTGGATAACCCAATCTACGGTATGCGTATTCTTTTAATTCTGTTGCTGATTGTACCTTTGCCATAATAACTCTCTTATTTTAATACTATTTATACTTTTGAACAAGAGGACATTCGGCTGCCGTACAGTGATTATGTACGTCAACCTGCCATTTCCATTTGAACCTTAATATAGTAAATGTGAATAGTAATATAGATAAACTAAACATTGTCTCTACTAATATACAAAGCATAGCATATTCAGACATCAACAAAGTTTCTCTGATATATTCAAAGTTGTATAGGTGTAAAAATGAAGTCAACGACCCCAATAATATTGATGACCTTGCCCACACAGAATAAAACTTTCTATGTTTCAGTGTGAAAAAGAATCCACCGAAACCTAATGTGGATACCATAATACTTAAAAACATCTCAAAATCAAATAATAATTCAATCATAATATTAACCCTTTAACCAATACATAACTAATCCAATTACTGCGGACGCCACAAGCCAAAACATTCTCTCACCATTTCCGATTTGAATTTGATTTGTTGCAATGTCTATATTTTGACCCTGTCCTTGCTCAATCAACTTATCCAACTTATCCTCGATGCGTTGTGTTCTGTGATAAACAGTCTTCATCTTTTCTTCGAGGCGAGTGATTCGTTCTTTCATAATATCAATAGAGTCCCTAATGTTGTTTAAATCTTCCATTGGGAATGTCCTTGTTTTTAATGTATTATACATATTTACGTAATTATACTATTTATATAAAATAAGAGCTTGCGAATGAATGAAAAGAATATAGTCGTTGTTGGTGATGTAATGCTAGACGAATACTGGAATGGAACCAGTACCAGAATATCCCCAGAAGCTCCAGTGCCGATAGTAGACGGTATCTCCGTATCTCACGTACTTGGTGGAGCAGCTAACGTTGCTCTTACATCAAGGACGTTTTGTTCCAAGGTGACGAGCCTAGGGTGCGTAGGGTATGACAATGCGTCAATGATTATTACCAAAAAAATGACTGAAAATGACGTTAAATTTAACTTCAGTTACTCGTATGAAAATAAGACTATTTCTAAGATTAGAATCATGTCTGATAATCATCAATTAGTCAGGGTTGACCACGGGAATATCTCATACCCATATACAAATAAACTTGAAAATACTCCAGATGTAATAATCGTTTCTGATTATAATAAAGGAACAATTCACAGCGAATATTTAGAATATCTAATGGGTTTTGATGTACCTGTTATTATAGACCCCAAAGGAACTGATTGGTTCAAATACAGCGGTGCGTATTGTTTAACTCCTAACAAGAAAGAGTTTGAAGAAGTGTATGGTGAATTTTCCGTTGACCGAGCATTAATGACTGTTATAGAATTAGACTTACAAGGAATACTTGTTACTCTCGGTGCCGATGGTATGACTTGGGTAGGTAAAGGTGGGGAAATAATTAGTTTAGATTCCGAAGCAAAAGAAGTCTTTGATGTGACGGGAGCAGGAGACACTGTTATAGCGACGTTTGCGTCGTTCCTACACGAAGGGGTTGAAAGTGCTATGAGAAAGGCAAACAGAGCAGCTGGTGTTGTAGTTGGTAAAGTGGGAACATCAATCCCCATATACGAAGACGTTGTAGAAAAAGTTGTGTTTACTAACGGTTGTTTCGATATCATTCATAGTGGACATATCGCCTTACTAAAAGAATCTGCCAAGTTAGGTAATAGGTTAATTGTTGGATTGAATTCAGATAAATCTGTTGAAAGAATCAAAAGAAAACCAATCAACAATGAGCAAGAAAGAAAGGTAGTATTAGAAAGTATTGAGGGAGTGGACGAAGTTATTATATTTGACGACGATACTCCAATCGATTTGATTAAAGAGTTAAAAACAAACGTCATCGTGAAAGGTGGTGACTACACAGTAGAAACTGTTGTGGGTCATGATATAGTTGATGAAGTAGTAATTTTTCCAACGCTAGAAGGAAAGAGTACAACGAGTGTAATAGATAGGATTAAAAATGATAATTAAAAAGGGTTGGGGACACGAAGAAATCATTGAAAGTAATGATTTATATTGTATGAAAGAGTTGCACTTTGAAAAGAAAGGACATAAGTCCTCTATGCATTTTCATAAAGTGAAAGACGAAACTTGGAAAATCCTAAGTGGTAGTATCAAAGTTGAATTGATGGACTTGAGTGATTCTTCAACATCATTTGTTATAATTGAAAAAGGGGAGAAGATTCGTATTGAACCATTCACCCCCCATCAAGTAACTTGTTTGGAAGACGATACAGTAATTATGGAAGTTTCATCAAAAGATTCAGTTGAAGATAACTACCGTATTCGCCCTGGAGACAGCCAGACTATTTAAGAATATGTTGTGGTGCGTTTGAGTTATCTTGATTTTTTGGGTATTTTTTTAAACGTTCTTCTATGGATATTTCCTTAGGAGGAGGCATCCCGTCCTCTACTCTATCTGCATAATTACTCATGTCGGCGCAAGTGTAATGTTGGTATCCTTTGGCAATATTCTTGGGCATAGGAACGTTCACTATTTTTCCTGAATTATTATTAGCAATCATTGCCTCGGCGACATCTTTAAAACTCTTAGATTCTCCTGTTCCGATGTTAAATATTCCTTGAGTTGTAAAACCTTCAATATTCGGTGGCATGATATCTAATGCCATTTCAATCACTGCGTCCACATGGATGAAGTCTCGTTTGATTTCATCCGAACCCTCAAACAATTCAATTTGACCGTCAATTGAATCTAGCTGATCTTTCATCCAAGCCGTGGGGGACTTCATTCCTTCCTTATGTTGCTCAAACTCTCCATCAGATATTACATTAAAGAATCTAAGAGATTGCATAGGAGTTCTGAATGATGTTTTGGACAACATTCGTCTCATTCTTTTATCAATTAAAAGTTTTGTGTATCCGTATAGGTTATTCGGTTTATATTCATCGATCTCGTCGTTAAACTCATCACTATCTCCATATACCGCCGCGCTTGAGGCAAATTGTAAAGGAACGTTGTTATGATAACAATAATCTAATATTTCTTTTGAAAACTGATAATTATTCTGCATCAAGTATTTGCCATCATCGCACGTTGTTGTGGACTCTGCTCCGTAGTGATATATAATACCAATATTGTTGGTGAAATCTGCAATTGTTAATAATCGTAACAACTCTTGTTTATCGATATAAGATTCAAATTTTAAATCTAACATATTTTTGAACTTATTAGATTTAGACATATCGTCCACTATAATAATGTCTTCAACCCCTCTATTATTGAGTTCTTTAATTAACCTACTTCCGATAAAACCCGCACCACCTGTTACTATAATCATTTTCTTCTCCTAACCTTGTCTTTAATAATAAAATTCACAATGCAATTTGCGTTCACTATAAATTCCCCTTCTTATATTGTTTAATGTTGATGTATTACTCTAACTATTCTTTACCTCGATAATAATTCCATTATGTGGAATATACAAATATTCAATATCACTGTCTTTAAGTGTTCTAACTGCATCGTCAATAGTTTCTACTAGTGGTTCACCACCTAAGTTGAATGATGTGTTGAAAAGAATCGGTACTCCTGTTTGATCATAAAACTCTTTGATCATCTCGTAGTAAACTGGATTCTGATGTTCTTTAACAGTCTGAATTCTACAAGTACCATCAACGTGAATAATAGCAGGGATCTTTTCTTCAACACCAGGTCGACAATTCATAGCATACATCATATGAGGAGATTCTTCTAGTCCTCTCATATCAAACCATTCGTGCGCGTGTTCGTGTAAAATTGAACCAGCAAAAGGTCTAAAGTATTCACGATGTTTCACACTATTAACGTAATCCTTTCCATCTTGAGTACGTGGGTCAAATAAGATAGAACGGTTGCCTAATGCTCTTGGACCATTCTCACAACGGTCTTGGAACAACGTAACAATATTTCCATTCATAATCAAATCAACAGCATCTTTAGATGTTTTGTTGTAAGTAACTACACCGTTGTATTTCTCTACAATAGCTTCGACAATCCCAATCTCTTCTTCTTGAACTGGACCAAGATACAAAGACTCACCCATTCCTCTATTAACACTGCTATTGGTTTTAACATGATGAACAAGCATAGCTGCACCCATAGCAGTTCCTGCATCGTTTGAAATTGGTTCTACGTAAATATTAATATCTTCGTCTTTCAATTGCTCTAAGTACCAGTAGTTAGCAACACAGTTTAATCCATAACCACCAGAAATAACTACGTTTTTCTCTCCACTCATCTTAACTGCTTTACGAATTAAATCAAGTACCATCTGTTGAGATTCGGTCTGTACTGCGTATGCCATATCTCTACGGTTTTGTAGTAAAGTAAGGTCATCTCCGTCTTCAATATCAGATTCCAATACACCGTATCTGCCTGTGTTTATTATGGCTCCGTTAGGATACGTTGGGATGACAAAGTTTCTATCTGTGGTCTTCCATTTAGCACCATCTCTATCTGTGTATATATCTGGAATTTCGTCATTAGGTTTGCCGTATGGAAACAAACCCATAGTCTTTCCTGCTTCAATAGGCTGCCAACCACAATACTGAGTTACTGCTTCATATGCTTTAACGATACCCGCACTGTCATCTAAAATTAATTCAAAATCCCCTGACTCACCCTCGCGATCGGCTGCTAGATCTTTGATATTAGTACCAGGCCATGGCCCTCTGCCGCCTTGGTGCTTGTATAATGTTTTAAAGTTAGCAGGATAGCTGCATTTGATAATAGACTCTAACTCCCAAGTCATCTCTTCCTGTCCGTTAATATTCATAGGAATAAACGTACCTGCACCATCTACAATAACAGCACACGCAGAATCAAATCCGGACCTATAAAATGCACAAGATGCGTGCATTTTATGATGCCATTTATCCATCATAAACACCTGATTATCATCCTCAATCAACTTTAGTTTCATCGCAAGACCTGTATATACATCACCACCCGAAAAGTCTACACGACTCGTATCTGGTTGTGTGTGAGATATAACTAAGTAATCTAACTTATCTGTATATTCTAAGATTTTAACAATTGAAGCAAAAGGTCCACCATCATACTTCTTACGACTTAGACGCTCTTCCTCAATAGCAAAAACAATCTCTCCGTCTTTTAACAAACACACACCACCATTGTGACCTCTAGCAATACCTGCAATCCACTGACTCATAATATATTATCCTTCTTCGTTGTTATTCATTACATCAGCAGCACTGTTTGATGTTAGTAGCCCTTCTGCATTACCTTTTGACATATCATATGTTGGGTATGTCCCAACATCCGTCATAACAGGTTTCCCTGAACTACAACACCCACTGTCTGTTTTTGTTGTATTAACTTCTCCTGT